TACGGATGACCTCTGCGAGTTTGGTTTGGTGGTAGTGGCGGTACATGATGTGGCCGCTCTCAAGGACCCAGTAATCGTCCAAGTCAAGGATGACTTTGGCCCCATATTGGGTCAGGGCTTTGTAGACGTTCTCGACTTGCTCCATGGTTCCCTGACACCAAAGCCGGCTGAACAGGAACAGATCTATTGAACGAAGCCCCTCGTCGCTGATCGTGGTGATATTCTCGACGCACACATAGTCAAACTCCGGGTAGTTGTCGCCCAAATATGCGTTCGGCATTTCAAGGCGGTAATAACTGCACCCGGTTGGATGGGCGTTGTAAACGATGCAAATCTTCATGGCCGTAAAAATAAGAAGGGCAGCCATTGCTGACTGCCCCTCTCAAACCTCAGATGATGAAAACCTAAGTCAAAGATACTACGAACCGAGTATCTGTGCAGTCGATGGTGAAAAGACTGTGGATGCAATCGAGAACATCGGGTCGGGTTCCATTCCGGTCAAAGTCAATTCGTATCCGCTGCGGTCCCCGAAGGCAGTACCAGTTCCAGCGGTTCCAGCGGTTGCTTCCAAGCCGTTGGCAGAGCCTAACAACCAGTAGCGGTTGTTGTTGTCTTGGACGATGACGATAACACGATTGCGTACCAGCAAGCGGAGTTCGTTGCGGACTGCGACTTGCAGTTTGTTGATCGTGAAGGTTACTTCGGGGGTGTAGAAGATTGATCCGTTCTCAATGCTTGCGTTCAAGGTTTCCGTCAAAGAGGACGTAGCCTTAGTTAAGTCGTACTCAAAGAACCCACCCGAAGCGTACCCAGTGAAGCCTGTAACCGCACCTGAAAGGTTGGCATTGCAGGACCCCGTTGGGATGAAGGATTGGACGTAAATTGTTTTGATTCCACCTACGGAATCACGGCAGCCAAGGGCGTAGCCAGTTGTTAAGGAGCAGGACATATGTGTATTTGGGTTTTAAGTTTCAAGAGAACAAAAAAGTGAGGGGAGGTTTCCCTCCCCCCTACACATTAGGTCAAGCGGAAGTCAACGACCAAATCTGGCCACGCCAGTTGCACGCCTGCTTTGAAGGCTGCGATCGTCCGAACTTCGTCGTTGTCTCTCGAATAAAAGATTGAGAACTGCTCCTCGTCGGACAACAAGTCGGTTCCGTAGAAGAAGTTACCGAGGTAAGACGAAACGATGCGGTTTGTTCCAGTCAAGCCGGGGACTGCAATGACACGGACATTCGTGCCGGGATACATGATGTCCCCGTCAGCAAGGCCAGCCAAGTCAACTTGGTTATACAGGACGTTAGCGGTTGATTTGAACGCACCAATCAACGTACGGAAGTTGTCCCAACCGCAGAAGATTACGAGGTCCGTCTTGGTCAAGATGGCCTGTGGGATTTGGTTGTAGATACCGTCGAAGATGGCGATTGCGTTGCCTGTGGTGATACCAACAGACGCAGAAACCGCTCCTGTGTTACCGCTGATGGTAGAACCTGAAGCAGCGTTCAAAAGTTGGTTGACACCTGAAAAGTAAGCGTTGCCCTTCCAAATTGCGTTCTCCAAAGCCTCTGCGATACGGAGAACTTTCTGCTCGGCAAACGCCTGCTCAAAAGGAACGCCTTCGTACATTGAACCAGCGGTCAACTGGGTCTGCATCCAGTACTGCTCTAAAGCGCGAGGACACAAAGTTTCCATGACCTTCATACGGCCAACGGTGATATTTCGCTGACTGAATGTGGTAGTGCCTGAACTTGTGTAACCGCAAGCATCACCGCCTTGCAGAACTGCATCGGTGTCCATGAGGTTAAGGGCAGCAGCAAACTTGACACCAACTTGCTTGGTGAACAAAGATGCTGAACGAGCGGAGAATACCGCTTTGGTGATGAGAGGGAGCCTCTCTTGGTCGGTGTAGGTGGCTAAATTGCCAAAATTGTATGCCATGGTTAGTGGGGGGGGGTTAGGGGTGTAGTTTTTTTTGAGTGATTGTAGTGCTTGTGCGAGTGCGTTGAAGTTCTGCGAGGCTTGGGCTTTGCGTTGCTCAACGATTGCGGAACCGCTTGCTTTGGGGGCTTCGGCTGGGAGTTCGGAAACCTTCTCGACGATATCGGCCATGGTTTCAACTTGGCTTGCGAATGCGGACATTTTCTCCTTCATCTTGCCCATCTCGGCATAGGCAGCCTTGAGTTCTTCCATGATGGCTCCAAGGTGCTTGGCGACGATAGCCTCAACGACTTCGGGGGTCATGGCAGGATAGGCTTCTTTGATTTCTTCGGTAACCTCAACGGCCACTTCGGGGGTGATTTCAGCAGCAACGGGCAAGGCTTCGATTTCGGGGGTTGCGACTTCGGCAGCGATGACCTCAACGATTTTGCCTCCTTCGGTCTTGATAGTACCAACGCCCTCAACGACGTGTTCGCCATCGGGGGCAGGGAGTGTGCCGTCTTCGGCTACGACGTAAACGGCAGTCCCGGCAACGAGGTCCCCGTCAACACGGACAACCGTGCCATCGGTCAACTTGTAGTCAGCGAAGGACTGCTTTTGGGTGCTGAATTTACGAAGTTCACTTCGCAGGGATTCGATTGCGTTTTTCAGGTTCATAGTTAGTGGGATTTGTAGGTGGGGGTTAATTGTTGCAAAAAAGCGGTTAATTCGTCAGCGAGGCCAGCGAGTGCGACCTCCAGTTCGGATTCGGTTTTGTCCATTCCAAAAAGCCCTTCAACGGAGAAACCCCGGAACAGGTTGCGGTTGTCCCACACTTCATCATTCTCAACCTTGAAGGAACCGAACCAAGAACCATCGGGGGTGTCCTCGTAGCCTTTGGGGGGCATGATGCCACGCTCGGAGTCGGTGATGTAGGACTCGAACATGAACACGCCATCCAGTTCAGCGTTGTGGTAGGCGTTGACGTTATGCTGGTTGCCTTGCTTGAAATACTTTTGGACTATCTTGCGGATGGTGGCTTTGTCGAATACGACGTAGTATTCCCCGTAGGTTTCGTCCTTGCGGAAGATGGGAGTATCTGCAAGCATCAGAGGCCCAGTCAGGACCCTGCGTTCGCCCGTTTCGGTGAACTTTTGTGGTGTCTTTGCGAAGGCTTGGAATGGCCGTTCGATGGCGGGCATATCGGTCAGGGCCACGAATTGGACCCCTTCATCCACCTCGTCCACGGTCATCCTGTAAATGGGTAGTTCCATAGTGGTAAATGTCCTATGCCCCCAAAGTTGCAAATTCCTCCAACCTCCGAACCCTGCGAGTGCTTTGGGTGATGTCCCTCTCGACCACATAGGCTCGCATAGGTGATGAACCTTGGCCTTGGCCCATTGCAGCACCATCGGTTCCAAGCATAGTTGTTTGAGGGTTGGCAAAGATTGGAGCAGGAGCAACCTCGCCTCCTTCACCACCCCCGGCAGTCAACGCTCCACCGCCTCCGCTTGCTGAACTCCCTTGGAACTGGGTCTTGCTGATTTTGGCGACCTGCGCCAAACCTGTTGCAAGGGCGATACCTGCGTCAATGAACTGACGACCCGTTGCGAGTTTAATCGGGTTTCCTCCAGCCGTCAAAGCAGCGGTTACGGCCATAAAGGTGTTGATAAGGGCTTGACCCATGCTGGCCTTCTTGTTTATCTCAAAGGCTTTGCGTTGGTCTTTCTCGGACTTGCCCAAGCCAGCGGTCAGCAAATTACCAAGCGCACCAACGGCCTCGGAGGCCATCTGCAAGTCCTGTTGCCTACGATTGCGTTCAATTTCCGCAATCTTTGCTGCACTATCCTCGGCAATGCCTTGCTCTTTAAGTCGCATTTCCTCGGTCAGCAGAATATAGGCTTTGGCAAACTCGCCCGAATCCGTGAATCTCTTTTTGAGGTCTGCCTCTCTTTCTTTTTTCTCTTCTCGAAGGATTGCAAGTTTCTCATCTCGTAAAGCCTTTTCCCTTGCGAGTTCATCGTTTATCCTGCCAATTTTAGCCAAGCGAAAATTCTCGGCTTCTTGACTGGCTGCCAAATCCATCGCCCTCAAATCTTCTGCATCTTTCTTCTGCTTTTCTATTGCATCGGTTCGCAGTTTGGTTTGATAAGTCAGCCTTGCGACCTCTTTCTCGTGAATCAGTTGCGCTCG